TGCGAGCAGGAGGGCGTTGGGGTCGCCAATGAAGTCCATCTCAGCGTCTGCGCCCATGTTTGCCTTGTTGTAGATGGACATCAGGACAACGAGCTCGTCAATTTCGAAGAGCTGAGCCAGTACGTTCTTTGTAACGTTGGCAGGGTTGGCAGTAGTGCCGCCGAACTTCACGCGCTCAAGGATAGCGGGGTGGTGACGAAGTGCATTGAATACGTTCGCACCGATTGCGACCTTGTTAGGAGTGCGGCCGGTATTCTGGTGCATCTCCAGTTTACGGTCAGCGATGAACTTGATGGGGTCGGAATTGTTGTTGGAGAACTTGATGAACTGCTTACCGGAGACGTTCACGTCGTCGATACCGGTCCATTCGTTAGTCCACACGCCGGACTTGAAGAAGCCTTCAGCAAACAGTCTGTCCTGATGGATGTTAGCCTGCTCTGCCATAGCCTTTGTTCTCTGGGTGCGGGGGTCTGCAAGAGCGGGACCCTGACGACGCTGCAGGTCAGTCTGACGAATCTGGTCGATACCCATAATCATCTGCTCAACCTGGCAGTTGTAGGTGTCGGTGTGCTCGGACAGTACGACGGGCGTTACCTTGCCGTAGGCAGGCTTTTTCGCCCAGTTATCACGAAGGAGGTCTTCCTTGTCGAATATGTAGTAGCTGTCAGCGGACAACGATACGCGGCAGATGGGGAAGATTGCCTTTGCGAAGTAGTTAGCGGCGTTCTGGTAGTATGCCAGAGCCATATTGGTCAGCGCGGTATGGGGTCTGAACTGGCCTTTAGCGATTTGCGATTCAATCGTCTTGTTGGTGATATTCATTTATGTTTCCTCCTTATGCCTTCTGATATTTTGCGATCTGGACCTGCATATAATCGCCAGCCTTTGCGTCCTGGCGTGCAAAGCCGAGGACGTAGTTGCCGGATGCAGCTACGACAGCCAGACCGTCAGCACCTGCGGCGACTTCCTGGCCTTTCTTAATGTCAGCGCCTGCGAGAACTACGCCGATATCCTTGATGAGGATGTCGACATCATCGTTAGCGGCGACCTTTCCGGACTCCTGCCCGGAGATGTCGTTATAACCGGCTTCGATGATGGCGATACCGACGGGAATGTCGGTGCCTGCGGTTGCCAGCACAACCTTGCCGTTCTCGTCAAACTTCATGATACGGTTGCGAACGTCTGCAATAGCAGCGCCAGCCTTCTCTACGATGGTCTGGGTGCCGTTGATCTGAACGCCGTTATAGTTTCTTTTTGCCATGGTTTCTATCTCCTCTCTTATTTGTTGTGGTACTCGGCATCGTACTCATCCATGAGGTCGGGGTCTTCCCACGCCTTGGCGATAGCCGTAGTATAGTCCATGTTCGGGTCTGCTTTCATGATTTCCTTAGCCTTGGCCTCTGCCTTGTCGACTGCGCTTCCCGCTGCACCTTCAGCACCGGCAGACTTGCCGATTTCAGTGAACAAGCCGGACTTTTCAACGATGCCCAGGCTCTCATCCAGAATAGTGGTGTAAGCCTTGAAGTTAGCCTCGTTCGACTTCTTCATTTCATACAGGGTCTGTGCCAGCTCGTCTTCCTTCTTGCCAAGGGGAGCGTACTTCTTCGCGAGTTCGGTCATTTCCTTCATCTCGATGGACTTTCTCAGGTCCTGAAGCTCGCTCAAAGCTGTCTCGATTCTGGGGTCTGCAACAGGTGTGTCAGATTTCTTTGTGTCTACCACGTCATCTACCTCTGCTTTCTTAGTTTTTTTCGAAGGCTTGGGGTCTTCACCCTCCATCTCCTTCTGGGCGGCCGCCGGGTCAACGTCAGCCTTACCGATGGCGATCAGCTCTTCATACTGAGCGAGCTGTTCCGCCGTGAACTTGCTCTTGTCGATTGTGAACATTTCTGTTACTTCCTTTCGGTTATATTTTTTTTGGCCCTTTGGCCTGTGGTACATAGTTATTCGTCTTCCTCATCCTCATCGTCGGAGTCAGCAATCTGCTCGAATGCCTCCTCCTCGGTGGACATGCGGATTTCCTTGCCCTTAACGAGTATCATCAAGGGAGGACCGACGAACGCAAGCTTTTTCTCGCTTGTTCCGTCAAAAATCGGCTCGTAGGCGTCATATTCCTTCCACTTGCCCAGCGGAAGGGCGCTGTCATAGCCATTTTCTTTGGCGAATGCGATAATCTCTTTTTTCACTTTCATTTCGATGCAGCCTCCATAATTCCGTCAGCGTACTGCGGATTGATTTGCATGTTGTCTACACGGAGTATTCCGGCGACCGGGATTGTTAGCTTTTGACCCATTATTCGGGGAGAGTAGACCAGTTTTGTGCGGCTTAGGTAGTTGTCGATGTCCGCTCCCTGCATCGTCTTACCGCTCTGCGGGTCGTAGAAGCGGAGCGCGCCGCTGCTGTCCTTATCTACCGAGATGATATGCCCGGAGTTGCCTCTGCCCTTCCATCCGTGCTCAAACGTGTACCGCTCGCTCGGCTGAATGGTTTCATCCATCCACTCCTTGAAGCGTTTGGGCGTGTTGGCTTTCTCGTTTCGCATAATATCGGGGGGTCTTCCCGTCGCGGGGTCTATCCACGCAAGGTTTGTAGTGTGAGACAATGTTCGTGCTGCTGCGTTGTTAGGCGTCTTCGCCTTAGCCTGCACGTCATACCCTCTCAGCCGCGCCTCGTAAGCTACGACACAGCTCTGACAGTTTACCCGATACCCATTGGATTCGTAGAATTTCGGGTTTGTGTTGCCTTGGTTCGCCTCATCTCTGCTCATCGGAGCACCGGCTTTGACGCCGCCAATGGTCTCGGGGTCGTTTAGCTTGTTTTTGGGCTTGCTTGCAGCTGACGACGCCCGTTCTCTTTCGCGCGCCATCGCGGCATCTGCCATATGCTGTTTTTTAGGGTCTCTTGTCTGGATAGTAAACGTTGCGTATCCTCCCGCCGTGGTAAATCTTCCCCTCTCGTCATGGTAGGGATTGAACTTCTCTACCTCCTCGATCTCGTCATACCGATTGGCGTCAGACTTGCCGACAACGGCTTTGACTGCATCGTTGGGGTTCGGAACGCGGGGGGCGGTAGCTGCAAAGAGTTTAGGAAACAGCTCCTTCATAGCCTTGGTGTACTGTTCCAAAGTGGCAATGAGATACTGCATCTTTACAGTTTCGTCGCATTCGCTGTCATCCAGGATGCTGTGGAGCGACTGCATGAGTGCGTCGTTGTATCTGTACAGCTTATCCCGTGTTTCGGCCGTCATGGATATGTCGGCGAATGTCTGGACACTCTTAAAGAGCTCCTCCAGGGTGTTGTTCTTTTCGTGTTGCATGTTGTTTCCTCGTATTTATTCCTTGGGTCAGTCGTCTCCGTGCTCGTAGATGCGCCCGACTCTTTCGCCGGTCTTTACATCGTAGCTCCAGAGGACGCCGTCCTCGTCGCGTTTGAACGTGAGTTCGTTCCCCTCATCCTCGGAGGTGCTGACTTCTCGGTCAAACTCTGCGGTCTTCTGAATTAAGTCCAGAAGGTCGTCGTGTTCGAAACTGTTCAAGATTTTCACCTCTTATCCGGGTTATTTGCAGAATTTGTACAAATTTGTGGGTTATTTCGCCGAATTGTGCGGAATTAGAATCATGACGCTCCGCTGCTGTCATAGATTATGACCTTGGAGCGGTTCAGGATGACGGTGTAGTCGGAGTAATATCCATTTCTGGTTTGCGTCGATCTGCCGCTCCCTGCTATATATGCATCATATCCCTTGTAGGCGGCGTAAACGCCGACGTCTTGGGTGTAGCTGCTTCTCATTCTGCTGGCTCGGCACACCTTTTGATACTCCGTGTCATTGCTCATTTGGCTCTTCAGTTTGCTCTCGGTGCCGACCTTGGCGCTTTTATCCAGCGTCATGGTATACACCTTTTTGGCTCTTCCGGAAGCATAGGAGTTAGCCGTGGATTCCGCGTGCTGTATGCCGTGTTTGGCCTGACTTCCGTTGGCGGCGACCGATGCGGCATACATACCGTATCCATGGTAATTCCCGCCGGAGCACTTCACGTAGAAGTCGCCGTTTACAAATGCATCATCATAAGCATCCATCGTCCTTTGGCTCGACGCTCCGACACCGCGCTTTGCGATGAAGTTGGACGCCTTGCAAGCTGAGGCGAAGGCGGCGGCATCGGTTGTCACCGTCGGCTTGCCGTCAAAGCCCTGCGCCTTGATGACCTGCTCTATTGAGTAGGCTGAGGAGCTGTTGTCAAACTTGAATTGACCTGTGAGGTCTTTCCCGTTCACCGCGTGGGTCGCCTGGCCGTCAAAAACGCTGCCTGTCGGCTTTTGGGGTTGTGAGGCTGGCTGTTGGTCTGCCTTTGGCTTTTGTGCGCCTGTGGGCTTATTTTGGGGCTTCTGGGCGGGTTTCTGCGTGGCTGTCTGGCTGGAAGGTTGAGCGGATTGGGTCGAAGCTTGCTGTTGCTTTTGTTTCCTCTGCTGATACCGCGCACGACTTACCGTCGCGGGGACTCTCGGTTTCTTGCCCGTCTGCAGCCACCGGGCATTCTGCGTGATGCTTTCGCCCTTCGATTCCCGATGCACGTTGAGGGTGCGACCGTGGCCGGCTTCAGCCGCTCTCAAGATAGATGGTTGAGCAGCTTTCAGTTTGGGGTTGGCCGAGTAGGTCTTGAATCCCATCTTGTTTGAGAATCTACCTTGCGCATCGTGAAATGGATTGAACTTCTCGACTGAGTTAGGGGAACACCTCTACGATGGTGTCGTATCGGTTGGGGTCGGACTTGCTTACTGTCCGTGTAGGCTTAGTGGGCTCTGCGGGGTCTTCATCGGGGGCACCGTCCAAGCTCTTGAAGAGACAAATATCTGCTTCCTGGTTGGCTCCCGCTCTCACAAGGTCAACGCTCGTGAGGCGCAAGTTTTTCAGTTTTGTTGCCATTTTCGTCCTCCTTTTCTGACGGATTTGGGACTTTTATGCCATCAATACACAGGCCGTATCCGTTTGACGTCCATCGGTCGATACCGTGCGGTCCTTCCTCCGGAGCTGATTGCTGATCTCTTTTCATGTGGGTTCACCTCTCAGCTTAGATTTCTATGTCAATCTCAATGCGGGGCTGGTTATAGGTTTGCGTCCCCTTGCGGCGTACCATTTGCCCGGTCAGCCTCACGGCGGTAATCATGCCGCCTCTGTTGGCTATCCCGTTGGTCGGCGCAAGAATGATTTCGCCGAAGTCTCCCCCGGCACCCTTGCCCGGCATCATTGCCTGCGTATTCGCTTTGACTTTGTAGTTGATTTTCACCGCTCGCGAATCGAATATCTGCTTCGTGCTCTGCGGTGCGTTTTTGAAGTCGTTATAAGACGTGGATAGGAATTTGCTTTCGTTTATGGTTCTTCCGACCAGCGCCTTTTGGAGCTTCGACTGCGTCATCCGCTCGTAGTTCGTACCGGCACCGACCGCCTGCAGGAGTCCGTTGACCATGCCTGCGTGGTCGTATCTGGTGAGGGTGACATTGTACCCGATATTATGCATAGCGGACATCAGACCGTCGTGCGTTTGCTTGTATTTCCCCGTGAGCGGTTGCCCTGTAGCCATTTGTTGATTCAAATTCTGGCTATGAGAGTACAGGCTTCCGGACTCCGGTGTGGCTTCCAGATAACTCCCGGCGGCTTTCTGCTGCGAAGACGTAAGCTGCTGCTTTTGATAATACTGCCGCCCGTTGTACATCTGATGGTAATCCGCGTCATCATAATCAGCGAATCCGAGTCTGTCGTAGTTCTTTTTGGGTTTTGGAGGGGTCATCTGAGCCGTTCGGTGCTTTTCACGAAGAATGGCAGCGTCTGCCCAATGTTGCTTTTTGGGGTCTTTCGTGTGAGTAGTGAAATATGCGGAGTTATTCGCGGTGGAAAACCGTCCCTTCGCATCGTGGTAAGGGTTGAATTTCTCCACTTCTATAATCACGTCGTATGCGTGATGCGATAAATTAGGGGAACACCTCTTCAAGATAGATAATCTCATCAAAAGTCTTCGCTACGCGATCCGCCTTTTCAACAGGTTCGCGGTACGCTTTGCCTTCGATGGAGAACATCTTGTATACGCCGCTCTTCACCAGCTCCCAGGCGTTATCGTCTTCAATCTTGAAGCCGACCCACCATCCGACGGGGAGAATGCCCTCCGGGATGCCCAGAGCTTTCTGTTTTTCTACAGTAAAGACACAGCTTTCAACCAGCTTTCCTTTTTTTCGCAGGTGCGGTCTGTGCTCCTCCCCGGTATCCCTGAATTTCAGCACGTATTCATACGCCGCCTCTTCCAGGACGTCGGGGTCAATCATATCTTTCTGGCGGTCTTCTATCTGCTCGCCGTCCACCTTGATGGAGATAGACGCCCAGCCGAAGACAAGACGCTTGTCGTCGTCGGTTTTTAATATGGTGTAATTATTTTCTTTAGTGCTTTCAGAACCATGACCTATCATTATCTTTGTCACCGTCCCTGTTTCATTGATTTTGGAAAGTTCATAATCCTTGCCGTGGTCTATGTAGGCAAGCGTCATATGAGGGGTATATGTAGGGAATGTGTCTTCTATGGCTATATGCTGCTTTTCAAGGGCTTCTATCAAGTCTTTGCGGACCTGCTCTAACTGCCCTGCAGCAACCTGCGCATAGATGACGTCTTTTCCGTCGCTGCTCTCAGACGCCGGGAAGCGCTGAATTGCGTCAAATTTGATTTTGTCGGGGATGGAGCCGCGGATTTCATCAATCGCGGACTGCACACACTCGTCGATTTCGTCCTCGTCACTGAGGTTCGGGTCAAATTCTCCGTACACCAGCGTCACGTGGAATTCTTCGGTCGGTTCTCCTCCCGCTATTGCGAGGGAATCGGCACCAACGATCTTCAGACCGATGAATAGAACAGCGCGACGTGCGGATTTTATGATTCTCGTCTGGTGGCTGTCCACCACGCCGTACTCCAGCGCGTTGTGGCCGTCCTTGCCCATGTTGGCAATGATGCCGTCATACCCGAGGTTCTTTAGGGTCTTGGCGTCAATTTTCAGGGAGGCTTTCAGCAGCTGATGGTTAGACGAGAGCTGCTTCACCAGGTCGCGAGTCAGGATGCCCTCCGCGTCCAGCTGAAGGATGTTGTCGATGTCCTCTTCACTCAATTTGCGGAAGTCAAGGGGGTGCTTCATCTCCACGTCTACTTCATATACACGACCTTTTTTGCCGCGCTGCTGGGTAAAGCCTGTACTTCCCTCCAGCCTTTCATAGGAGAAGTCTTCCGCTGTCTGCTTGCTATCGGTGAAGAAGATGAGCTTCTCGCCGCTTGAGGTGTTCTCGCCAGCCCTGTTGATATCGAATTCCTCTATATCTTTGGCGGGGCTGCCGTGATACAAAGTGCCTTTGAAGCCTTTGCCCGTGGGTTCGTCGGCGCGGTCTTTCTCGCGCTGTATCGCGTTATCGTGGGCGTTACTCTTGCCCGGAGAATATGTAAAAGAGACAGCCGATCCCGCGCTGGCAAACCTGCCGCGCGAATCGTGGTATGGGTTGAATTTGAGGATTTCATCAAACGTTACCATGCGCTGTCCCTTTCGTATATGTTCATTTTACGGAATATTCTGCTAAAATTATACCGCTATAATTTTCAAATGTCAATAATGTACTACCGTTTTGCTGTCGATTTGCTGTCATTTTGGAGGTTAATTTCTTTGAATAACACAGCACATCTACAGGAAGGATGCGCCGGAGGCACTTTTTTAATCGTCGGAGTCCTGACTTTCGACAGCTTTGTCTGGATATCAAAGTCATCATCCATATTGACGATCTTGCCCTCAAGCGCTCCGCATTCTTCGCACGTGCGCTCATCCTCAGCAGTACACCATATTTTCACGACGTCTTTCATGTATCCGGCGGCTTGCGCCTGCTTTACGCCCTCGTATGCCCCTTGGTTATAGGCAAACGCGAGCTCCGTCCGGGCGATATTATACCCACGGTAGCGGTGCTGTCTCGCCGCGTATCTGATGGCGAGCTCTTGCGCCTTCTTTTCTTTGACGCCGTTATTAAGGAGGTTCTCATAATAGTTAAAGTTCGCCTCGGCTTGCTGCCGGGTCAAACCGACCATGCTTCGCACGGTCCTTGCCAACGAATCCACATTTCTGTTCTCAAGCCTTGCAGCTCGCTTCACGACCGCTCTGAGGCCATCGTGTTGAGCCTGTGTCACGTTGGTCACGAATTCGGCGGATTTTGTCTCCGTCCAGTTCTTTATGCCGTCCGCCATCGGATTGAAGTTCCAGTCCACATATTTGGCTGCCAGTTCGTCCGTGGCGGCTTTCATGGCTTCGTCCCAAGCCGGCAGCAGGTGCTGTACAACGAATCTGTTGTAGTCCTGCTGCCAATCCTTGAGATACTCTGCGCTTAGCTCTCCCGCAAGGATGGCTTCGCGCAGCTCTTTGTATGTGATAGCCTTTCCCTGGGCTCTCCAGAGGTTGGTGAGGAAGTACACCAGGCTTGGTTCTGCAGAATCGAGGAACCTGCGCAGCTTACGAAGCGCGGCGTGGTATTCCGCGGCACTGTACTCGGCCGCTTTTTTGATATCTTGGATTGCCATAGTGTACTTCCCCTTTTGTTTTAGTTGTTGTTGATGAGACCTTCAAGCCGTGCGATCTCGGACTCAAACTCCGCTCTGCTTACGGCTCCGAGGTTGGTCAGCGCCTCATCTGCGTTATCCGCTCCGGTACCGCCGCTGGTGACGGGTACCTTACCATACAGGTACGTTGCGGAGGGGCGGACAAAGTCCGTCTTCCAGATTGTACCCGTATAGGTCAAGACCATCGGGCAGGAGGCGTTAAGCCAGGTATTTGTGGGACCCGTAGCGAAAGAGTTGCCGTTGGTAGACAGCGGCTGACGGATTCCCTTCTCTCCCAAGTTGTTGAGATTCAGCTTGGGTCCTGTGCTTGCGGATGCACGTGAAAATTTAACGTAAATCTTCAGACCTGCATACAGCTCCGTGATGCCGGGAATGGTGGCGGTGTAGGTCACGCCGTCGGTGGACGTCGCCGTATAAATCATCTCCGGTTTGGACGCGCCGATGTAGCCTACTTTGGAAGCTACATAATCCTTTACCTTATCGAAGAAGCGACTAAGGTTTGCGAGATTAATAGCGGGCATATTTCATCCCCCTTTCCTTATGCAAACAGAGCGTCAATCTCTGCGTCTGTGGCGTAGGTGATAGTGGGAATTTCGGTCTTCAGCGCGTAGTTGCCGGCATCGGTCAGCTCCGCGACGGTGCTGGGAATGCTGGGCTTTCCGCTCAGGTCGGCATAAGCGCCGGAGAAGTCGGACTTTGCATCCCATCCTGCTACCTTGGCGGCAGTAATGCCGTCCAGAACGGTCTTATTGCCGTGAGTGTGGTTGCCCTCTGCGGCTGCGTTGACTTTTTCCTTCAGCGCGGTAGCAAGATCGTTCTCCGAGACGTTGTTTTTGGTCGCCATGGTACCCAGACCGTTGACGGTGCCCTCAAGGGTTGTTACGCGGGAAGCCAGAGCGGTCAGATTTGCAGCCGTAGCGTAGTCGCCGATGTTCAGGGCGGAAATGGCAGCGGAAACGTAAGCGGAAACGGTGCTGTCGCCGGTGTCTACCTTGTTCTGCAGGGCAGTGATGGCGGCATTCATAGCGGAAGCGTCATTGGGGTGAGACTGAATCCATGCGGCAATCTCGGCCAGAGTATCACGGGCGGAGTTTGCGTTCTCGGGAATCAGCTGTGCAGCCAGTTCCTCGTTGGCGATGGTGCGGACGGTCTTACCGGTGTCGCTACCAACCAGCGCGTTAAAGGCAGCCTTGCCGGCGTAGGTTGCGTCAGCATTGGTCTTGAAACGGGCGAGCTGGGCGAGCTTAACAGTTTTGCTCATAGTGGTTATCCTCCAAAAAAAATTAAGTATATTGGCGTCGACTTACGCAAAAAGCGCGTCGATATCGCTGTCGGTTGCAACGTTGGCGTCTTCCTGTTCGAGCGCGTCCAGGCGTTCGCCGATAAGCATACCCTGTCGAGCGGACAAGGCAGCATCGTTCATGTCGGTGTAAAGGTCATCAATAATCAGAATATCCATATTTCCCTCCGACGTTAGTTAGCTTTATCATCTTCCGTGAGAATCTCTGCCACATCGGTAATTGTGTCGATGTAGTCAGCGGCTTTGTCGGCGCCGAGCTGTTCGGCAGCATCAGACGCCGCTTCTCCGATGGCTTTTACGGAAGCTGCGTCAATCTTGCCCTCCATAATGCAGTAGACCAGAGCGGGAACAATGGTCATAAGCGCACCGGCAATAACGTTTACTTCCTGACCGTGACCGAAGATGATGGTCACGATACCTGCGAGAGCGGAGATCGCGGAGATAATGAATTTGCGGGATGTGAGTTTGCGGATAAGGTCTTGTTTGTTCATGTTATGTACCTTCCTTTCTGCGAGCTTATTTGAGGTCTAACATCAATGTGCCTTTGCGGAATACCGCGACTTGGTTTTGCGCCACAGTCAGCGGCTTTGCGGGGTATCTTCCGTCCTCGTCGGGTTCGCCATCGGGGTCGGTCAGTAAATCCCAAGCGACGGGTGTGCCGCCTTGTGCGCAGTCGAAGATGCCAAAGTGGGTGAAGGTCGGCCAGCCGTCTGTTACCTTGCACTCGGGCGTGGTCACCTCGTCGCTGTTGGTCACCTTGCCGACAGCAGGGGTACCCCATTTGTTTGTCCATTCAATCGCCTCGGCGATGCTCATCTGGACGCGGCCATAGCTGGCTTCAGTTCCGATTCCGTCTCCGAATTCGGGTTCAGTGAAGTTTCCGCCGTTTTCGTCGGGAGCGGTAGAGGAAAGACCGAGATAGCACTGACCTGTCCCTTTCATTTCTGCAACCTGTCCCGTGATGAGCTTCAAAAAGTTGTTTTTGATGTCGTTTCTAAGAGGCATAGTTTTTAACTCCTTTCTATGGGTTTTTTATTAACTGCGAGACCAATACTTACCTGCGTATGTGTTGGTCAGATAGCCGGATGCAGTAGTAGCGTCCGCCAGATCGGTCGAAGCGATTTCAGTGCCGCTCGTCTCCTTTGCTGACGATGCATACCACCAGCCGCTTGTAACCTCAAACACAGCAGATGCCATGGCAGAGCAGCCATAGAACGCTCTGTAACCAATCTTTGTTACTGTGCTCGGAATATTGATGGAGGTCAAAGCGGAACAGCTCATAAACGCGCCTGCGTCGATGTTCGTCACACCTTCGGAGATAGTGACGGACTCCAGAGCTGAGCAAGTAGAGAATGCGTAGGTTTCGATGGTCGTTACGGTTCCCGGAATTACAATGTTGCCTGTAGCAACCTTGCAGTTCTGGAACGCGTACCTTCCGATGCTGGTTATAGCTGAGGGGATATTGATAGCTTCGAGGGATGTGCATTGGCAGAACGCATACTCGCCGATGCTCGTCACGGTGTCGGGGATGACAAAGGACGTCAGAGCGTTGCAATAGTAGAACGCATGATTTCCGATGCTCGTTATGCCGGGCGAATCGGTGATATCTACAGACACCAGCGACTTCATGTAGGCAAAGCAGCCGTCAGGAATAGTGGTAAACCCGTGAAGCGCCGCCGTTACGGCTTCGCCCTCGGCATTGAAGGTGTATTCGATGTACTGCCCTGCAGCACCGCCTCCGATGGAGTCGATTTCTGTGACGAGATCGCCCGATTTAATAACATCGGTCTTTCCCGTCTTCTCGCGGATTTTATCGCACAAGGCTTGATAATCCGCGCCGGGCATAATGACATAATCAGTCAAAGCCATGTCTTATGCTCCTTCCTGCGACACGTCGGTCAGCGCCACCCACGTGGGCACACCGTCGACAAGGCGCAAAAACTTATTATTGTCCTCGGAGGTTGCCGCCGGGAGCTTTGCGGAGTCGGGGATGTACTCCTCTTTGAGCACATACTTCGCCTCGGACAACTTCTGATAGACCCGCACCGTGTGCTCCGTGGGAGCTGTGTCGGCAAGAGCTCCAACCACAAAGAAATATAACATATTCCCATTATCGTTGAAGTGAAGCATACTCACCAAAAACGGCTCGCCGTTGTCCGTACCACCATATACGGTACAGTTACCTACCGCCATAGCGTTATCCATAGCGGTAAGTCTTTGTTGAGAGCACTCGTAAGTCACTCCGTCAAACTCGACAAAAATATTGCCCTCAAGAGGTGCCATGTCCGTATCATTGCCGTGCCACCTTACAAACATTTCCGCGGTTGCGCTCGGACGTAATAAATAAGCACCGTAACTGCCGTGATATTCCGTCGTTCCCGTTGTGCTCGGCAAAAGGTCTGTTTCCTCTCCTGCATGGCGGTCAAGGATAGACAGATGCTTATTGTCAAGCTGCTTTATTTCGGTTTCTTCGGTATAAATACGCACGGTGTGAGAAGCGCTTGTATCAGGCGTAAATATATAAAACGTGCCGGTACCGGCCATTATAGCTATAACA